AGGTGATCCTCAGGGACTCCATCGCCCTGCGGGAGTCTGCTCGATCATATCTGCAAGCAGTCATCAAGATCGCCCCTGATTTCATCGTGATCGAGACTGCGACCCCATCATGGGACCACGATAAAGAGGTGATTCGACATCTTCGAAAGTTTGTCCCAGGCGCCCAGATCATTCTGACAGGCACGATCTCTGAGGCTAGGGCAGGGGAATCACTGCTTGAGATGCACGATCTTGCTGCGGTGATCTCGGGTGAGTATGAGAAAGGAGTCGTGGATGTGGTTCTCGGTGAACGAGGCCTGATTCCGCATCGACTGCTGACATTGGCAGAGATGAATGCAGCACCATTCCCAGACTACCCGCAAGACACTTGGGATCACTACTGCGACCACAACCCACCGGGACAACTGTTTCCCCATGCACAAGTCTGGTCATCCCGAGGCTGCCCATTCAAATGTATCTTCTGTGTCTGGCCCGCGGCGATGACCGGCAACGATCCTGACGGAACTGCTCGACGATCGGTCAGACATTACACCCCAGAATACATGACCGCATTCCTGTCTGAACTGACTGGCAGATATCCGTTTCAGTCGATCTACTTTGACGATGACACATTCAATCTTGGGAACTCTCACACTTTGAAAATGTGCGAAGTTATGAGAAAGATCGGCAAGCCCTGGTCTGCGATGTGTCGTGCAGATACCATCGCAAAGGAAACCTGGGCTGAGATGAGTGCCTCGGGATGCTTCGGTGTGAAGCTCGGATTCGAAAGCGGCAACCAGTATGTCGTGGATCATATCGTGAACAAGCATCTCGATCTGGCCGAGGCCAGACAGACCGCGTGGTATATTTCAAGTCTGGGAATGAAAGTGCATGGAACATTCACAGTGGGACTGCCGGGTGAGACTGATGCCCAGCGTCAAGACACTCAAGATTACATCAAGACGCTGCCACTGTCATCAGTGCAAGTCTCTGGAACTGCTGAGATCGAGGGCACACCGCTCGCCACGCTGCGTCGGAAAGGCCATCTCGCTGAGTATGACGGCGCTAGTCTGACTGGATATCAGAAGCAGTCTGATGGTGCCCAGAAATATCGTGACCTGATTCAAAATCTAAAAAAAACATGAAAACATCGCAGACATTTACGATGAACGAAGTCAAGGGATAGGAGACTGGCCTGACTGTTCTTCAAAGAAAATAATTCTTTATCCATGCATTCTAGCTCGCATAAACATTCACAATGAAGCATCGATGCCCGGAGTGTAATCACAAGTGGAGCGAACCTGCCGCGAATCAGGTCAAGGGTGGCAAGGCACGATGGGATGGAGTCGATGCAGAAGAACGTGCGGGCTTGGCCAGGGCGGCGGCCCGAGTCAGATGGAAAACCAATATGTCCCTTGAGAAAAGGCTCGCCGATGTCTGCACCACTGTTCCTGGCTATTCTGGAGCAGGCCACATCGATTTCTGGTCTGCTTTGATGTCTCATCAAGGGTGGTCGAGATTACTGATGCTCGGCGTCTATTACGGGCGGGACCTGTCTCTGCTCTGCGAACTCGCAAAAGAGCAACCCGACCGGCAGTTCACCTTCGCGGGCGTGGACAAGTTCGATGATGTTGCCTGTGCAGACTGGCCCGATAAAAAGAAAAAGCTAGGATGGGAGGCCGCGGGGTTCGGTTCTCCCCCATCATTCAGCACGGCGCATTCGAACATTGAGAAGCACAAGCCAACAAATGTGACAATGATTCTGCATGAGCACGATGATTCAACGATCCTGCGATCCAAATGCCAGCCATTTGATATCGTGTATCTCGACACGGCCCATGATTACGAAACGGTGAAGCGTCAGATCGGCCAGATGAAAAACATCAGCCACCCGGACACCCTGATCTGCGGAGATGATTACAGTGACGAGGGAACCTGGGGAGTGAAGCGGGCGGTGTCGGAGGCATTTCCTGATCATCACGTTTCAGCGGGATGGATTTGGTCAGCACCCTTCAACTCAATAAAAACATGAATATCATCGTCACGATAGCAGCAGTGCTTCTGATGCTTTTGGCCACATGGGTTATAAGCATATTCCTATTCCCAGAAGATTCTGAGGATATCTCGTCAGAGCCGCCGCCTTTTGATGATCCCTACGGCACCGATGGCGAAGACGAGGACACCAAATAACTGCTTTATGCCACGATTACAAAAATGGTCAGGAACGATCTCTGGCCTCAAGGGCGACATTCTGGTCAACTACGGACCATGCAGTCTCACAGCCCTGATGCAAGCCATCGAGGCTCATGTCCGAGAAATCAACAGCCCGGATACTCTCACCATCAAAGTCTGGAAAGTATGAGCACCGCCGTCTTAATCTCAGGGCAGATGCGAACAGTGAAACGATGTTCTGCATACATCAGAGCAGCATTCCCGACTGCTGACATCTATGTTCATGCCGTGATGGATCACGATGCCCATTTCGCTGAAAGACTTAATCCAGTCAGACTGGTGATCGAACCGCAGGGTGAGATGCCCGAGCGTCGTGAATACACCTGGCAACTAGGTCGAGGCTGCCATGGGGTTCAGAGAGTTCTGAAACAGTTGCACGGTCTGAAACGAGTCTGGGAGATTTACGAAATGTCAGGGCATCACCACGATTGGATCGTGCGGTGTCGATCTGATTTGTTTTTCAATGTGCTGCCAGAACCCGAGGAGAATCGGGGCGGGAACGTGATCATGGTGCCAAAGTTCGCCAATTACTGGGGTCTGAATGATCGCTTTGCGATGATGAGACCATGGGTCGCAAGGATGTATTTCCCACGAATCAATCTGCTAGATCGATACATCAATGCCGGCGGCATCTTTCATCCTGAATCATTCCTAAGCTGGTCGATTCAAGGAGTTCAGATTGATCGCACCCGCGCAAACTTCGACACGATCAGACCTGATGGCAGTCGTGATCTACCTTTCTTCAACCCTGACCACGGAGACCTATGCTGAATGTATTTACCATCGTCTTGAACGGAATGCCTTGGCTCCACTACGTTCACAGATCGCTGACGCAGTGTCACATCGATTGGAAGTGGACAATCGTTCACGGGTTTGCCGACCCGATCGGTGACACCGCATGGTGCAAAAGCATTCCAACACCAGAGGATGATGGCACGCTCGCATCGATTCTGAAATGGGCCCTTACTGATGATCGAATCGATGTTATTGCAAAAGACAGATGGCCAGGGAAAACCGCGATGTGCAACACAGCACTCGAATCATTCACAGAGACGGGGGTTCTGATTCAGATGGATGCCGATGAAGTGTGGACGCCGATGCAACTGCGTATCCTGACAGGTCTATTCGATCAGCATCCCGCAGCCGGTGGTGCCATGTTCTTGTGTCGATATTGGGTGGGTCCATATCGCTACGTCTGCACCCCAGGTGCCTTCGGAAACCATGTTGAATATGAATGGGTCAGAGCATGGCGATTCACTCCCGGAATGACCTTTGAACGACACGAACCACCAATCTTGAAAGGGGTCTCACAATATATCGGTCATCGAGATACCGCACAACTAGGCCTCGTCTTCGATCATTATGCCTATGCCACCCGAAAACAAATCGAGTTCAAGCGGGCCTACTATGGATCAGAATATGATCCAGAGTCTTGGGATCGCCTGCAAACCATGCACGGAGTCGTGGACTTACATGATGTCCTCCCTTGGGTCAGATCATCAGTCATGTCTTATGAAGGCTAAGATTCTGATCGTTTATCACGCCCGCCTGGGAGACATCGCCCGGTGCTTGCCCCTTGCCCGACACTTTTCGGGTGAGGGATATGACGTTTGGTTCGAATGTCTGCCTGAATATCACGATCTTTTCAGCTTGGTCACCTACTGCACACCGACCCCACCAAATGTTGATCGATCCTATTTCAAGCAGGTCATCGATCTGCAAATCTGGCCGGCTCGCTTTGATGACTTCACTGCGAGAGGTCTGAACTGGATGGATTACATCTACGAACCCTGGCCGACTTGTGATCGTCAGATCGTCTTCGATCGTCTACCTAAACAGTCAGATGTTCCTGAATGGGTCTGGTCGACGACCTTGGCTTTCCCTAGTGGTTACAGTCAGAGGAATCCACCGAACCCCGGCTGGGTGATCTGGATGGCTCACAAGCTGAACCCTGGCAGACCTGTCTGCATTCTGGGCAAAAAGGACTTGGGCTGTTACGAACTAGCAAGCATCCCACAACTGGTAGCATGGCTTGCCGCTGCCCATGATGTCGTGACCGTCAATTCAGCCGCCAGCATTCTCTGTTCTGCGGTCAGGGAATCATGGCATCATGTCCCTGATCTCGACCCGATACACGACTGGCAGCATCTAAAGCAGATTGTGATAGCTCGGGTTTGACGATCTGCTCATTCAGTAAGATGAGCGACTTCGACACATCAGACCTTTTGAGCGACTGGGATTCTGTTCTGACCAGAGCGGGAAGCATCACGGCACTGACCGGTGGGGTAACATTCTCCGGGGTCTGGGCTGAACAGGCCGATGCCTATGCCGATCTGAACGATCAGATCAGGGATGAAAAGAAATTCACGGTCTTCACGACCTACACCCAACTGCCCACGATCCCCACGGTCAGACAGACTGTGCTGCGATCCGGGGTCACCTATGTCATCTCAGGTGTTCGGTCAGATGCCGAACTTGTTGGCATTGAATTTGATGTCATGCGGATCATCTGATGGACCTCAACATCAAATTGGACACCACTGATCTCGAGGACAAACTGTATCTGCTTGCCAAGGAGTCCCGGACCACTCCCGGACAGGTGATCAGGGAGGAGACCCGACTGCTGACCCAGATCATTATGAAGTTCACCCCGCCCCAGAAAGGTCTGGCCCAGGGTCGCAATGCCATCGTTGCCGATTTGATGGGTGGTCGGCGGGTATCCTCGGCCAGATATAGTTCAGTCGGTCTGTTCCACGGCATTGACAGTGAGACTGCCGAGCCGAGAAAAAAGGACTGGGCAACCACTGTGAGAGTTCACCTGGGATGGGAGGGATCAAAGTCTGTCCTGATCAAGAAGACCATGTGGAGACCCAGTGCTTCAGTCTCTGAATTAAAAGCATTCCACAAGAAATACCAGAACCCCAAGACCGGTAGGACCGGGGTGGTTTCCCAGAGTGTTATCGGCCGGTGGAAGGTGCAGGATCAGATGTGGGTGAAAAAAGCCACGCTGAACCGATACATCAAACAGGTGCAATCCATGGTCGGATGGGCCAAGGGATCATGGACTGCCATCCTTCACGCCTCCGGGGGTCATGCGCCCAACTGGATCACTCGGCATGGGGCAACCGCTGGCGCCGCTTATGTGAACTTCGGAGAGAACCCGGAGGCCATCGGTGTCGCTTACAACGTCAAAATTCCCGGCTACCAACGCATGATCGATGGTGCTCTGAAGAACCGGGAAAGAGTCACCCAAACCAAGATCGATCGACTGATCGCAGGCAAAGCCACCAACCTTGGATTTGTGACGATCCTTGAAAATAAAACATGAGCGCACGAAAAACAATCAAAGCAGCCATCGCAACTGCCCTAACCAACGTATCGGGATTGGTTGCGGCCCGAGTTTATCGAGGCAGGCACAACGTCGTGGCCGGGTCTAACTTTCCAGCAATTTACATCTGGCAACTGTCAGAGACAACCGACACCCAGACATTATCGGTCTCCCGTTTTCAGCTTCGAACTCTGATGGTCATTGTCGATTACTGGGCAATCGCCGCCAGCCCTGCTGCACTTGAGGATGAGTTCGATGACAAGTGCGACACGATCAAAATTGCAGCCCTGGCTAGCTCGACACTCACCGGCGTCTGCGAGGACATCGTTTTGACGAACACGGAGTATTTATACGAGGGCAACGAGGATCAGCCATTCGGCTGCGCCCGACTCTCGTTCACTGTAAAGTATTTCTCGACTGAACCTTAACTAATCATCCCATGGCAAACCATCTAGGAAAAGAGGGCTACCTAAAAATCAGCACAACCACAGTCGCGGAACTTCGCGGCTATTCATTCACGCAAGCAGCAGACACAACCGAGGACACTGTCATCGGTGATGACTGGAAGACGCACAAGACCACCCTAAAGGGATGGCAAGTCTCAGGCGATTTGTTCTGGGATGAGGCCGATGCCGGCCAGTTGTCGATCACTCTCGGCTCGACAGTCACGGTCAATCTTTACCCGGAAGGTGTGCTCACGGCCGACACCTACTATTACGGGTCAGGCTTGGTGACCAGTTTCGATATCACTGCTCGACATGATTCCATGATCGAGGCATCCTTTGCCGTCATGGGCAACGGCACACTGACCACCACAACCGTCTAACCGGCCATGAGTGATATCACTGACCTGATTGCCGCCCATTTCGACTCCCTCGGGAAGCGCACGATCACTGTTCCCGAGTGGGGTTTGACTTTCTGCACGACCCCTGTGACAATCGCTGAACGCTCTCGCATCTATAAAAACAACAAAGGCGACAACGATTTCGAGACGGTTGTGCAGATTCTAATTGTCAAAGCCAAGGATGAAGCGGGTGTCCCACTGTTCACGATAGCCGATAAACCTGGTCTGCTCAATCACACTGACAGCACTGTGCTGGTTCGCGTGGCTGCCGAGATCATGGCAAACATCTCTCCCGATGCAACCGAGTTAAAATCCTAGCGAAGTCACCAGAGGGAAGTGACTTCCTGTTCATCTATTCCCTCGCCGACAGGCTCGGCAAAACCGCAACAGAAATCCTCGACATACCAGAACACGAAAGAGAAGGCTGGCTGGCCTACCTTGGTTATCTAAAAGACGCGCAAAAATAACATGGCACAGGCATCATTCATTATCCGAGCGATTGACAAGACCAGGGAGGCATTCATCAGCGTTCGTGCCGGGCTGAGAAATGTCACAGGTGCGACGGATGTGACGCAGAAAAAACTGTTCGGCCTGGGTCTAAAGATGACGGGTCTGGCCACCATTGCGCTCGCAATGAAGGGCAGTTTTAACCGTCTGAGTTCTGACATTGAGAACGTGAAGGGCCTCGACCCCGAGGTTGCTGAATCGTTTCAATCGCTCAGCATGATGGCCGCAACTGCGCAGGGTGTTCTTGATCAAATCGTGGCGCAAAGCGTCCATGGATATGAGAACCTTTATCGAATTATTCGATATAAAGTGATCGAGGCCTACTCCGGTCTTGCCGCGGCAGAAGCAGATGCAACCGAGCACGAACGGGAACTGCTGAATAATCATCGCACTCTCACCGGATACTACGACAAAGAGGCCGCCGCCTTGCATAAACTTGGTGAGGCTCAAAAGAATTTTCGCTTGGTCAGGGAGACTCCCGGTGCCAGCGTTGCTCGACGCCGCGAGGAAGCGACGATGCTTGAAACGCAGGCCTTAAATACCGAAGACATGGTCAAGAAGACAGGTCTGCTGACACAGGCGACTGATCTGAGAACTGAGGCCGAAAAAGAGTTAATCGCCCTGCAAAAGGATTTCAATGAATCCCAGTCGGTTAGAATTGCCGGTGAGGATGATATCAGTCGAGTCTGGCAAACATCCACCAAGAGTCTGAGGGAGTTGAATGCCGAGCGGGAAAAGACCCGTCGGCTGACTGAAACATCCAATCTGAATATGCTCGGTGGTGATCCCAATGCCATGGAGAAGTCCATAGTTCTGAACAAGAAGCTGACCGAGATCGACAAGGACCGGCTCAAGATCATGCGAAAGAACAAGGACCTGGCCCATGAAGCTGGGAGCATCATTGCATCATCATTCGAGGAAGCAGTCATCGCAGGAGGCAAACTCAGCGAGGTTTTGCGTGGTCTGGGACAAGACCTGATGCGATTGATATTCCGCAACCTGATCACAGAGCCACTGGCAGCAGGCATCTCTGGCGGTCTTCGTTCAATTTTCCGTGCGTCCGGCGGGCCAGTTTCATCCGGGTCAAATTATCTTGTCGGAGAGAATGGTCCCGAACTGTTCACCCCATCCCAGGCTGGTCGCATCATTCCGAATCATCAGGTTGGTCAGGGTGGTGGAGGCGGCGGCACTTATTACATCGACGCAACCGGTGCTGATCGTGCGGGAATGTCACGCCTCGAAATGATGATCAAGTCACTGAATGGAAGCATCGAACATCGAGCGATTGCAGCAGTTTCAAATCGTCGCGCCCGAGGAGGTTCTTCCGCAGCCCTTGCATAAATTATGGCAATCTCGTATCCAATCACACTTCCATCCACGCCTGGATATCGTCGCGTCAGTATTCAGCCAAGGTCTGCGGTGTCCTCATTCTCGTCGCCGTTCACATATCAACAGCAAGTTTATGCACATCCAGGGCAGATGTGGACTGGCGAGTTTGAACTGCCACCAATGAGTCGAGCAGAGGCCGCGCCGTGGGTTGCTGCACTTGTTTCGCTGAACAGTTCAGAGGGAACTTTCTACTACGGTGATCCCGCATGGGCGACCCCTCAGGGTGTCGGCACTGGCACACCACTGGTCAAGGGTGCAAGCCAGACTGGATATGATTTGATCACTGATGCATGGACACCATCCACCACAGGCATCGTAAAGGCGGGCGATTGGTTGCAGATTGGCGCAACAACCGCGATGAAACTGCACATGATCATGGCTGATGCGAACAGTGCCGCCACGACCGGGGAAACCACCCTTACCCTATGGCCCAAGCTCAGAGCATCACCTGCTGATAATCTCGCCGTGACCGTCACATCGCCCAAGGGCATCTGGAGACTCGCCGGCCCAATCGACTGGACAATCTCGGTCGATCAGATCATCTCAGGTATCACCATTCAATTCGTGGAAGCAATCTGATGGCACGATCACTCACAACAGCATTCGCCAGCAGCATCACCGCAGTTCAGGTCATGCCTGTGCTGCTTTTCTATGCTGACTTCCCAACAGGTGCAGTCAGGTGCTGGTCTGGTTATGGCGATCTCGTCTGGTCAGGCAACACCTACACCGGCATCGGCAATCTCGGTGCAGTCAATCGCATCGATGAATCAACTGATCAGGGCGCCAAGGGTATCATCTTCTCCCTGACGGGCATTCCCTCTGCATTGATCGTCACGGCACTGACCGAGGCCTATCAAGGTCGGGCCTGCTCATTGTGGCTGGCGACCTTGGACGCATCCTTTGTCCCAATTGCAGACCCCTACCTTTTCTTTTCCGGTCGCATGGACATCATGGAGATCGAGGACAGCGGCGAGACTGCGACGATCAGACTGACTGGAGAAAATCGATTGCTTGATCTGAACCGGGCAAGGGCCCGCAGATACACCCATGAGGATCAGCAGATCGACTATGCCGGTGATCTGGGTCTTGAATACGTTGCCGGCCTGCAGGATAAAAAAATCTATTGGGGGGTTGCTGGAGCAAGCAGCAGCACAGTGTCACCCGGTGCTGGATTAGCCCGTAAGGAGGACTACCTATAATCATGGCCCGCATCTCAAACTGGCCTCGCGCCCTTTCTGATTACATCACCGAAAATGAGCGTCATCCGTTCATCTGGGGGGAGCACGATTGTCTTCTATTTGCTGCCGGTGCGATCAAGGCGATCACTGAACACGACCCCGCAAATTTCTGGCGTGGCAAATATCACTCCGCATTTGGTGCAGCCAGGGTATTCAAGGATTGGGGCGGCATTGAGGAGATGGTCGCAACGATTGCAGGCGCAGAGGGATATGAGGAGGAGCCCGTCAAGCTCGCCCAACGAGGAGACCTGATGCTTCATCATCAAAGACGCTGGCCAGCAGGGGGAATCTGCATGGGTGTCTGGTCTGCCTTCGCCGGTGCCGATCAGATCACGATGCTCAAAACCGCGTCCTGTGCGCGGGCTTGGAGGGTTAACTAATGCCAGACATCGCAGTAGCAGCAGCCAAATGGGTGGGCAGTTTGGTCCTAAGCTTGGGTGCCAGCACGGCAGTCACCAATGTGATTTATGCGGCCACCTATTTCGTCGTTAATGCGGCGATTTATACGGCGGTCAGCTTCGGTCTGAATCGTGCATTTGCGAAAAAACCCAGCTTTGGCAATCTCGAATCCCAGAACAACACCCAAACGATTCGCAGTTCCACCGCACCGAGACAGTTGATTTATGGTCAGGTCAGAAGCGGCGGCGTCTTGGTTTATGCCGAGGTGTCAGGCACTGGTAACTTGTATCTCAATTTGGTGATCGCCTTTGCGGGACATGAGGTCGAGGCAATCGGCGATATCTATTTTGATGATGAGGTGGTGCCGCTGACTGCGAATGCAGCGACGGGAACATTTGCCGGGGTTGCTTGGGTTTACAAACACCTCGGAACCGCAGCGCAAACTGTGGACACTGATCTTCAGACCGCAGTCGGTGCGGGCAAGTGGAGCAACTATCATCGACTCCGTGGAATCGCCTACGTTTATGTGAAGCTGAAATTCGATCAGAACAAGTTCCCGGGTGGGATTCCGAATGTCTCTGCAATCATTCAGGGTCGCCAGGTGCTCGACACCCGGACCAGTGGCACCGCTTACAGTGCGAATTGGGCGCTTTGCGTGAGGGATTATCTGACACTGTCCCAACTTGGACTCGGCGTCGATGCCGCTGACATCGACATCACAGAATGCGATGCTGCGGCGAATGTCAGTGATGAGTCGATCACTCTGAATCCATCAGGCACAGAGGCGAGATACACGATGAACGGCATGATTGATCTGTCAGAAACACCCGGCACGATTCTGGGCAAGATGACCTCTGCCGGCGCAGGTTTGATTCTTTACGTTGGCGGCAAATGGATCGTCAGGGCTGGGGCTTATCAGACACCGACAATCACATTTGATGAGGATGATTTCCGCGGGCCTCTGTCAGTGCAGACCAAACTGTCTCGACGGGAGATATTCAACGGAGTCAAGGGGGTTTACATCTCGGCGGATAATCAATACCAGCCGGCAGACTTCCCTCAGATAGTGAATGCAACCTACACCACAGAAGATGGCGGGGAACGCATCTGGCGGGATGTGGAGATGCCTTTCACGACGAGCAATGCGACCGCGCAAAGACTTGCGAAGATCGAACTCGAACGATGCAGACAGCAGATCACTGTTCGTGCCCAGATGAAACTGACCGCGATGCAGTGTCAGGCCGGTGATGTCGTGAATCTGACAAATATCCGACTGGGTTGGTCGGGGAAACCTTTCGAGGTGGTCGAGTTTTTATTTGCGATGGAAGATCAGAATGGTGCCCCTACACTGGGTGTCGATTTGGTACTGAGAGAAACCGCATCCGGGGTCTGGGACTGGAGCAATGGTGAGGAGACCACCGTCGATCTGGCACCGAACACTGATCTTTTTAATCCGTTAACCGTCGAGACTCCAACAGGTCTGACACCAACGACATCGAACTTTGTTCAATCTGACGGCACGATCACTCCACGGCTGAAACTGGTCTGGGATGTGCCAGTCTCCCAATACATTCTGTCAGGTGGATATACCCATATCGAATATAAGAAGTCAGCAGATGGGACTTGGCTGGTCTGGAGCACCAGTGGACTGACCACATCGGTTGAGGAATACATCACCGATGTTCTGGGCGGCACATCTTATGATGTGCGAATCGCTTTCGAGAACATCAACAGCGTGATCGGTGCTTATCAAACCGTGACAGGTTACACTGTTCTGATCGATACGACTGCACCTGCAACCCCGACCGGGCTTGCTGCATCTGCTGGCCCCGGTTGCGTGGTGCTTGATTGGGCAGACAACACCGAGGTGGACCTTGATCACTACGAAGTCTATGGCGCAGCATCGAATGTCTTCCCGGGTGGGACTCCCTTGTGGGTTGGCTATGCTTCGCAGCACGCAGATTTTACTGCGCCAGTTGCCACCACAAAATACTTTTGGTTGAAGGCAGTGGACACCAGCAACAACAAATCAGCCCAGACCACCTCAGTGAATGCCCAAGCAGCAGACACAACAGGCGCAACAGGCGCTGCTGGTGGTTATTCTGAATACTGGTTCAAACGTGCGGCAACTATCCCTGCAACACCAACGGGTGACACTCCCGCAGGATGGTCTGACGCACCACCAGTGGCAGACGGCAACCCTCTGTGGATGATCGTTGGCGATAAAACAGGTGCTGGCGCATTGGTGGGTGTCTGGGCAGACCCTGTGCAGATCGAAGGCGCTGGATTGGTGATTGAATACTCAATCGACGGCTCGACTTTATGGCATTCAACCTTTGCGGGTGGTGATTTGTTTGCCAGACAAACGGTATTTGGCGGCACGCCCTCGGCGGCATATCGAATCGTTGGAGAACAAGGCACCAATGGCACCAATGGCACCAACGGCACCAACGGCACCAACGGGACCAACGGGACCAACGGGACCAACGGGACCAACGGGACCAACGGGACCAACGGAGCAAACACCGCAAGCGTCACGATCAACTGGCACGGAAATATTATTTATGGCGGCACACTCGATACGACATACTACGCAGAAGCCACATCCTTGATCACTGGTCTTGTGCCCGCAAGGTGGGTTGATCTTATCGCAGACACAGTTCCATCATACACGTTCTCAGCATGGACTGGTGACACAGATCAGATCGAAGACCCAAGTGCCCAATCGACTCGATATCTTCAAGGCGGCTCTGGA